GGTGTGCGGCATCCCGATTCGCCCCCAGTGTGTAGGTTTTTAACAGGTTGGACAGGTAGGACACGACACTCGTAAGTGATGCAATAGCAATGTCCTTCGGTGTCCGCCTCCGGTGTCCTACCAGACACGGACAACCGACGGCGCACGATTGGTCAAGTCTACGGTGAGAACGGGTACCCCAGCGCCCCAAAACGCACTTCGAACCAAGAGGGCGGAGGCCGGTGCCGCGCGCCGTGAACTGTCGATCCGGGCTTACGCCGAGCACCGCCGGGGGCTGGGACTGCCTGGTGGAACGAAGGCAGCCGTCGAGAAGGCACTGGCGGCTCAGCGAATATTGCGCACCGCATCCGGCAAGATCGACCCGGTGGCCGCCGACGCTGCCTGGGCCGAGCACACCACACCTCGCGCCAGCCAGGCGCCAGCCGAGCACGCGGCCGCAGCGCCGTCGGAGATCTCATCCGACTACCAGCGGAACCGTGCCGAACGCGAGTATTTCCTCCGCAAGACAGCCGAACTCGAGTACGCCGAAGAGGCGCGCCTGCTCACGCGGGTCGAGGACGTCAAGGCCGAGTACTTCCGCCTGTGCCGATTGACGCGGGCAGCACTCGAGGCCGTGCCGGCCAAGGCCGCGCCGCAGCTCGTTGGGTTGACGGACCTGTCCGAGATCCAGCGTCTATTGCGGGAAGAGATTCGCAAGGCTTTGGCCGGCCTCGCCGATGTATAGCCTGACCGAGGACGTGGTCAGCGACCTGGCCGACGGCGCCGCGGTCGTACGATCGACGTTCATGGCCGGGCTCATGCCGGACCCCATCATCTCCGTCGCCGAGTGGGCCGAAAAGAACCGCTTGCTGCCCACTAAGACCAGCGCGATCGGTGGGCAGTACCGCATCGAGAAGACGCCCTGGGTGAGGGAGATCCTCGAGAAGCTGTCCCCCGACGACCCGACGCGAGAGGTGTGGTGGCAGAAGGGTCACCAGATCGGCGGCTCGACCGTTGCCGAGAACTGGATCGGCTACCTGGCTGACAACGCCGGCGGGCCGACCCTCGCTGTCAGGCCGACGCTCGATAAGGCCAAGGAGTGGGCCCGCGAGCGCATCCAGCCGATGTTCGATGAGTGCCCCTGCTTCGTCGGCAAGGTCGCGGAGCAGCGGTCCCGCGACGGCGGCAATGCGCAGCTCTACAAGGATTTCGTGGGCGGGTTTCTGCGCGTGGTCGGCGCAAACGTTCCGTCGCCACTGAAGTCGAGCAGCATCAAGAACGGCCTGCTCGATGAGATGGACGACATGCCCTGGGACGTCGGCGGCCAGGGCGACGTGGTAGAGCTGCTGCGCGCCCGCCTCACGACCTTCGGCAAGTCGGCGAAGCTCTACGGCAACGGAACCCCAACCATCTCCGGCTACAGCCAGATTGCGAAGCAGTTCAACGACACGAACCAGAAGTACTGGCACGTGCCCTGTATCCGCTGCGGCGCGTACCACCCGATTCTCTGGCGCAACCTGGTATGGGACGACGGCGACCCCAGCAGCGTCCGGTACCGCTGCCCAAGCTGCGACCATGAGTTCGAGGAGTACCACAAGACCAAGATCTGCGCCGCCGGCCGCTGGATCGCCACTGCCGAAAGCAAGCTGTCACTGGTGGAGGGGTACCACACCAGCGCGCTCTACAGCCCTCCCGACTGGCTGTCCTGGGAGGACTGCGTGCGCCGGTTCCTGCGGGCAAAGCGCCGCGGAGCCGAAGCTATGAAGGTGTGGGTCAACACCATCCTGGGTGAGGTCAGCAACGCCGCGGCCGACGGCGCTGAGCCAGACCCGCTGATGGCTAGGCGCGAGGTATATGAGGCCGAAGTTCCCGAGGGCGTCCTGGTGCTGGTCGCTGGCGTTGACGTTCAGCAGGACCGCTGCGAGCTGGTCGTCGACGGGTATGGGATCAACGAGGAGTCGTGGCGCATCGATCGCCGTATCCTGTATGGTAATCCGCTCGAGCACGATATCTGGAAGCAGCTCGACGAGGCCCTGCTCACGCAGCGCTATCGCCATATCCACGGTGACCTTATGCCAATCTCTGCGGCGGCCATCGACTCGGGCTATGCCGCCCGGCAGGTTTACGGCTACGTAGAGCGCCGCACCGCGCGGAATATTTTCGCAATTAAGGGAAGGGGCGGTTCGAGCGTGCAAATGCTTGAGCCACCACAACGTAAGCGCAGGGGCGATGATCCGCGCAAAGTGAATGTGCACATCCTCGGCGTTGACTCGATTAAGGCGCTGATTTATTCACGGCTGCGACTGCTTGAGCGGGGCCCCGGATTCTGCCATTTCCCGGCGACCGAGGCCTTCGACACGGAGTACTTCTCCCAGCTCTGCGCGGAGAAGAGACTCCTGCGATTTCGAAAAGGCTTCCCCGTACTGGAATGGGTGGTAACCCGACCCGGGGGCAGAAACGAGGCGCTTGACGCCACCGTTTATGCCTACGGCGCGATGCTACTGCTCAACCCCGTATGGGCCGCACTGGAAAAGCGCCGGGCTGAAATCAAGGCCCGGTATTCCGGTGGCGAACAGCAGCCGAAGGTGGTGACAGATCCAGGGCCCCGCCGAGTGACGGCACAAGGACAAACGTCCTTCGTCAACCGGTACCGGAGGGGCAGGAGCTGAGCGATGTAGCCACATCAGAACCGACCAGGTTTACTGCGGGCGATTCCGTGTCCTGGTCCGTGTCACTCGCCGACTACCTGTCGACCGACGGGTGGGCTGTCTCATACGCTTTCGTCAAGGCTGGCACGCAGAAGGTGGTCACGGCCACCAGCCAGGCCGACGGCACGCACCTGGCCGCGATCGCGGCCGACGATTCGAACTGGTCTCCGGGTACCTACCGCTGGCAGAAGTACGCCACGAAGCTCACCCAGCGCGTCACGGTCGCGACGGGCGAGATCATTGTCGACACCAACTTCGCGGCGCAGACGGCCGGGTATGACGGCCGCTCGCATGCCGTGCGCGCCCTTGAGGCCATCGAGGCGACGCTCGAGCGCCGTGCCAGCACAGACCACCTCAACTTCTCGATCGACACCGGGAACGGCTCGCGAGCAGTCGGCCGCATGCTGCCGGCGCAGCTGATGGTGATGCGCGATCGCTACCAGGCGATGGTCGACAACGAGAAGACCGCCGAGCTGATAGCCAAGGGTATGGGCGCACCGAAGATCCTCTTCCGAACGACGGGGGCGTGATGGCGCTGCGCGATCGCATTTCTGGGATGTTAGGCCAGCAGCGCGCGGTAACCGCGACCACCGCAGAGATACCCGCGTCGTTCACTACCGTGGTGGCGCCGACGGAGGCGCGGGCGGCGGACGCCGTTTCCGCTCCCATCGTTGTCGAAGGGGCGCGGTCGGCGAGCATGCGGTCGACGCTAGTGCTCCCAGGCTTCAAGTCGCCTGGCGCCTCGATGCACCCGGCACCGGTGGCGGCAGTGCGCCTCTACAAGGCGGCCGAATCGAGCCGCCTGACCACTGGACTGCCGTCTGTGTCGATGAGCCCGGACCAGATCTCGCTGCGCACTCTGCGGACGCTGCGCGCGCGCTCGCGATTCGAGATTGCCAACAACGATATCGCCAGGCGCGCCATGTCCCTGTACGACACGGGCGTGATCGGCCAGGGCATCAACCTGCACGGCCAGATCGTCGACGACAACGGCAAGCCCGACGAAGAGGCGAATAAAGCGATCGAGCATGGCTGGCGCGACTGGTGCAAGCCAGGAAACTGCGAAATCACCGGGATGTCGTTCTGGGATGTGGCTCGCCTGTACGAGCTTGCCACGATCGGCGACGGCGAGGTCCTGGTGCGGCTGCACCAAGGGCCCGAGTTCGGCCCGTGGGGGTTCCAGGTCGAATTGATAGATCCGGAACTGCTCGAGGTCGAGGACAACCGCACGTTTGCCAACGGCAATTATGTGCGCCTGGGCATCGAATACGACGCGCTCAGGCGCCCGGTCGCCTACTGGATCACGCAACCGGACCCGCACCAGGGCCTGCTGTCGTACGGGTACACCGGCCGCCGTTCTGGCCTGCGGGTTCCGGCGGCCGGCATGCTCCACCGCTTCATCCGCGAGAAGATCGGCGAGACGCGGGGCACGCCGCGCCTCGCCAACTGTCTGCTGCGCCTGGCGCACCTCGAGGGAGCCGAAGACGCTGCACTCGTTGCGCTGCGAATCGGCGCCTCGAAAATCGCGTGGCTGAAGAATGACGGTACGGGCGGCAGGTATCTGGGTGAGGATCAGGGCATCGATACGATTGGCAACATCGACGGACCGGTTCACCGGATCGTCGACGCCGATATCGGTTCCATGGGCGAGCTGCCCCCCGGGTGGGACGTCAAGAGCTGGGACCCGCAGTACCCGAATAACGAGTACGCGCCATTCCAGAAGCGGCTCCTGCAGAACCTCGGTTCAGGCATGGACCTGCCGTACTTCGAGCTCGGGAACGACCTTGAGGGCGTGAACTACTCGTCGGCCAAGATCGGCCAGATGAGCGAACACGACACCTTCCAGAAGCATCAGCGGTACGTGATCGACGGTCTCTGCTGGCCCCTGTTCAATATTTGGCTGGAGTCCGCTTTGGTGAGGGGCCGTCTGAAGTTCCCGGGCCGCAATACCGAGGTTCCGTGGGCGAAGCTCGAGAAGTTCCGCAGCGTGCGCTTCCAGGCGCGCACATGGGAGGGCGCGGATCGGCACAAGGAAGTGATGGCCGACGTTCTCGCCGTTGAATCGATGCAGACAACGCTGACGGATGTCATTCGCAAGCGGAACGGGCGCGATTTCCTCGAGGTGCTCAAGGAGCGCGAGCGAGAGATCGCTGCAATGAATGCGGCCGGCATCCCGCAGAGCCCTGCTCTCAACGAGCAGCTACTTGCGATGCTGGCGAAGGACCACGAGAGCCAAGGGAGTGGCAATGAAGATCGCCCTCAATAGTGCGGGAGTGGCCCGCCTGAGCGTGCTGGTCGAGTCCGGCGCCGTCGACGAATCTGCGGATTGGGAGTTCGGCGAGCCCGAGGCGCGCGCACTGCTGGGAGATCCCGCCGACTGGCCCAACTTCGGCCGCAACTTTCTCGGTGTCGACGAGGACGCGGAGCCCGAGACGTTGGAACGCTACGTCTACCCGTTCGCCCGCGTTGTCGGCGACCAGGTGCTGGTAAACGCTTCGGCGCTCGAGCGCATCGTGGATGACTGCGCCTCCTCTGGCGTGCTGGAGATCGGAGAGGCGGCCAGCCAAGCGTACGGGCGTATCGGAGCACCAAAGAATCCAGCGGAGGATGCTGAGGGTGCCGACGACGTAGCTGACGATGGCGATGCGCCGCCACCCGTGCCCGGTCCGCACGATGGACCAAAGATCGGGGTGCAGTCCCACGAGGGAAAGCTGCTCTATCGCGGCACCCACCTGGGCAAGGTGCACGAGGTGCGTGCGGGCGACGTCGTCTACCGCAACTTCCGGGTGAACCGGCGTGAGATCGACATCGAGAACCGCCGGGTACCGATCGTCTTTTCCAGCGAGGCGCCGGTAGACCGCGGCTGGTGCCAAGAAATTCTCGACCATTCGCCCGGATGCGTACGGATGGGCAGGATGCAGGACGGGGCCCCGCTGCTTGTTGGGCATGATCCTGACAAGCAGATCGGCGTCGTCGAGCAAGCGGAGATCTCCACCGACAGGCTGGGCCGGTCGTGGGTGCGCTTCGGGAGAAGCGCGTACGCTCAGGAGATTTTCCAGGACGTGCTGGACGACATCCGTCGGCACGTGTCGGTCGGATACCGGATCTACGACGCGAAAGAGTCGCACCTGCCGGGAGGCGGGCTCGAGCTGCGCGTCGTCGACTGGGAACCGCTCGAAAACTCGATCGTCCCGATTGCTGCGGACGCAAACGAAAAGGTCGGAGTCAACCGCTCGTTCGGCACTGAACTGCCGGCCGAAGTACCCCTCAAGGAGGAGAGACGCATGAGCGTGGAAACGAAGGACCGCGAAGAAATCCTCGCCGAGGAGCGCAGCCGCGCTACCGAGATCCGGAAGATGGGCAAGGAGTTCGGCCAGGAGGCGTTCGCGCAGCGGCACGTCGAGGACGGTACCGATCTCGGGACGTTCCGGAACGAGCTGCTGGTCGAGATGGGCAAGGCTCGCAAGGTCACCCACGAGGAGATGCGCGAGGAGACCAAGATCGGCATGACGACCGGGGACATCGAGAAGTACTCGATCTTCCGCGCCATCGAGGCCTCGGTCAACAAGGACTGGTCGAAGGCCGGCTTCGAGCGCGAGGTGCATGCCGCCGCGGTGAAGCACTCCGGTCGCTCGGCGCAGGGCTTCATGGTCCCGTACGACGTGCTGGCGTACAAGCGCGACATCGGCGTCGCCGCCGGCGGCGTGATCAACGCCTCGGGCGCTAAGCTCGTCGGCACGGACCACCTGGCCGGCAGCTTCATCGAGATGCTGCGCCCGGCCTCGGTGCTGGCCGGCCTGGGCATGACGGTCCTGGACGGTCTGACCGGAAACGTCGAGATCCCGCGCCGGGCGACCGGGGCGACGTTCTACGTGTTCAACAACGAGTCCGGCACCGTGACCGAGTCGACGCCGACGTTCGACAACATCACGGCCAGCCCGACGACCGTCGGCGCCATGGTCGACATCACGCGGCGGATGCTCATGCAGAGCAGCCCCGCGGTCGAGGGCCTGACGCGCCAGGATCTCGTGCTGGGCATGGGCTCGAAGTTCGACGCGATCGGCCTGGCGGCCAATGCTCCGGTCACCGGCCTGTACGGTCTGCTGTACACCACCGGCATCGGCTCGGTGGTCGGCGGCGACAACGGCGCGGCTCCGGACTGGACGGACGTCGTCGACCTCGAGACCGAGGTTGACCAGGACAACGCGCTGCTCGGCGGGCCGGCCTACATCTTCTCGCCGAAGGTGAAGGGCTTCCTGAAGACGACCGAGAAGGCCTCGGGCACGGCGCAGTTCATCATGGGCGAGGGCAACGAGCTCAATGGCTATCCGGTGCGCACCACGACCCAGATGCCGAACACGCTCACGAAGGGCACGTCGAACGGTGTCTGCTCCGGTCTGCTGTTCGGCAACTGCGCCGACTCCATCCTGTTCCTGTGGGGCGGGCTGGATATCAAGGTCGACGAGGTCACGAACGGCGCGTCCGGCGGCATCCGCCTGTACGCGATGCAGGACATGTGGTTCGCGGTCCGGCACGCCGAGAGCTTCTCGGCCATGCTCGACGCCCTCTGCTAGTCAGGTGGCGTGATCATGGGGCCGCCCTGCGGGGGCGGCCCCAACAACCCAATTGATCCGGCCTGTCCGGAGGAGGCAGAGATGATTCAGACGAAGCGCGAGAAGATCACGATGGTCACCCTGGTCAAGCAGGCCAAGGTGACCGGCGTCGACAAGGAGCCCGGCGAACAGCTTTCTGTCCCGGGTGACTTGCCCGAGAGCGACGCCCATCGCCTGGTGCAGCGCGGGTACGCGATCATTGGCGACGGCAGCGGAAACGCAGCCGAGTACGTCGCGAAGGCGGTCGCCGATCACAAGGCAGTCAAGTCGGCGCGTGCGGCGAGACGCGAGCAGCTGAAGCCGGTCAGCAACCGCGAGGTTCTGAACGCCATCCTGGAGATGAACAAGAACGTCATCGCGCTGTTGAGCGCGAGGGCCGAACCGAGTGAAGTCGGCGGCGAAGGCGGCAAGAAGGCCGGCAAGTAGATGGCCATCGAGACGTCAGACGACCTGGCCGCGTTCTTCGATCCCGCCGACTTCGGGGTTGCCGTGACCATCGGCGCCGCGACGGTCAACGGGATCTTCGACGGTGGCTACGCCGAGGCGCTGGGCGTGCCCGGCACCAGGCCGACGCTGTGCTGCCGGTCGGCTGACGTCTCGGGCCTCGCACGTGGTACCACGGTCGTGGTCCCCGTGCACGGCAGTTTCAAGGTGATCGACGAGCAACCGGACAGCTCCGGGGTCTCGCGCATCATTCTGGAGAGGGCATGAGGTACACCGGGGCCCCGGCATCGAGTGGTTTCGTATCCGTGAGGATCACGACGCGTGCGCCCGATGGCAGCGGCCGGTCCTTCGGCGACTACGTCAACTCGCAGCTGAAGGCGATCCCGAAGCGTGTGATCTACCCGGCCGCGGCCGACGCCCTCAACCGGACGGCGGCGCGCGCGCGGACGCAGGGGAAGCGGCGGATCTCGGTGGCGTCCAGAGTCCCGGTCAAGGTCGTCAACGAGCAGGTCTACTCCTCGCCGGCAGCGGCGCGGGTCGGGCGCCTGCGGGCGTCGCTGTCCTACTACCACCGCGGCGTGTCGCTGCCGCGGCTCGGGGCCAAGAAAGTGCGCGAGAACTATCTGAAGGGCATGACCGGAAAGGGCCGGACGCGCACCGGCCGCATGGTCACGCAGAAGGGCATCCGGGCAGGCGCCCACTTCTTCCCGGGGGGCTTTCTGGCCAGCTCGTCGATGAACGACAGAGAGCATGGGTTCCGGCGCACCAGCAAAGAGCGGTACCCGCTGAAGATCCTCAAGGTGCATCTGAAGGAGACCCACCAGTTGGGCTCGCTCTATCAGCACTTCGCCCGCGGATTCATGCTGCGGCGCTTCGAGCAGCAGGTGGCGTGGCGCATCAGGGCGATGACCACTCGCCAGGTATTGGGGGGCAAGTGATGGCGGAGCACCTGCGCACCAAGCAACGGAAGCGGATCGCCGCGCTGATCGACGCGGCCACGACGGCGACGGTCCGCATCTCGCCCGCTATCCCGGTCGACGAGGCCTCCGTGCCGGCCGTGGACATCGAGACCACCACGGACGCCCCGTCAGGTATCGACACCGGCAGCTGGCCGGTGCAGTTCCGAGAGCACGAGCTGACGATCAAGATTCAGGTGCGATGCCCCTCGATCGGGGTCTCGAACACCCTGGATGACCTGGCCGGCGACATCGAGGCGGCGCTGGCCGCCGATCCGACGCTCAACGGCACGGCGAAGCTGACGCGATTGCTGCCAATGGAGTACGCGCGCGACGAGCTGGACCTCGCCGTCGGCGTGCTCACCCAGACGTGGCTGATCCTGTACCGGGTGAACGCCACGAACCCGACCACACTGGTCGATTAGGAGGACCGCATGGGTACGTTTCACGGAAATGAGGGGGAAGTCCACCTCGGCGCCAACACTGTCGCTGAAGTGAAGAGCTTCCAGCACACGAACAGCGCGGAGTCGGCCGACGACAGCGCTGCTGGCGACGAGTACCGGACGCGGAAGGCCGGGAAGAAAGACGGCCAGGGCCAGATGGAATTCCACTGGGACCCGAGCGACACCAATGGCCAGGTGGCCCTCGCGGTCGGCTCCGAGCTGGCCGTTGTGCTGTACCCGAGCGGCATCACGTCCGGCAAGGGAAAGCTGACGGGTTCGATCTTCGTGGAGTCCGTCCAGGTCACGATGGACCAGGACGACATCTGCGGTCGCGCGATCACCTACAAGAATTTCCTGACTGAGGGTGTGGTGGCGCCGTGAGCACGCCCGCCAGTCACCCGCTCGACTGGGCCGTGGCATCGTTCGCCGATGCCATGGCCCAGAAGCCCCAGCAGGTCACCTTCGACCGCTGGAAGAGCCCCGATACCGGGGAGCCGTTCACGTTCTACGTGTTCCCGGTCAGCGTCGAAGAGCAGGACGCGATTGCGCGGGCCTCGGCGGCCGGTGGCCTTTCGGGTCACATCGAGCTTCTGATCCAGCGCGCCAAGACGGCGGAGGGCAAGCGGATCTTCCAGGCCGGCCACCGAGCGCGCATCCGCAAGGAGACGTGCTCCGACGACCTGGTGGATCTCTCGAACCTGATCACGCGCGCGCTGCCGCCGCCGTCGATGGATTACGAGTCCGCGTTAAAACGCTAAGGGGGGGTGGTGGGCAACAACTGAGGTTCCTCGTAGCGGGGTACCTGAGGCTGCCGTTGAAGGAGATCGGCCGGATGCCGGCAGCGGAGTTCATGGGCTGGGTTGCGTTCATCAAGGGAGGGCTCGGTGGCCAACGTTAAGAGCAAGTGGACCATCGAGGCGGACGACCGCACGAAGGCCGCATTTGCCACCGCCACCCAGAACGCACGCGGCTTTGACCGGGTGATCAACGACATCACGCGGCGTGGTGGGCTCGGCGCGGCTCTTGGTGCCGTGGGCCTGGGTGCCACGGCGGCGATGATTACCCGCGAAGTGAATGAAACGGCCGCGTCGTTCGACGACCTGCGGGAGCGCGCGGGGAACTTCGGCATGTTATCCGAGGAACTCGACACGCTCGAGTACGCGGCCGGCAAGACCGGGGTATCGACGGAGGAGCTTTCCGTCTCCCTGAAGACGCTGATGACGCAGATGACGGCCGCCCAGGATAAAACCAGCCCGGCTGCCGAACTGTTCAAGACTCTCGGCGTCGAGATCAATGACACCTCCGGCCGCATGAAGTCGGCCACCACGGTCATGGCGGAGATTGCCGACGGCATGGGGCGGCTGGGGTCTGCTGAGCAGGCCGTGGCCGTGTCGAGAGGTCTGTTCGGCAAGTCCGGGCACACCATGATCAACATGCTGAAGGACGGCTCGGACGGCTTCCGCGAGAACATCGCCGAGGGCTATGCACTGGGTGCGCGCTACGAAGAAATGACCGTCCTCGGCGACAGGTACAAGGACGCCCAGGATAGGCTGAATCGATCGCTCCGGTCGACGAAGGACGCCATCGCCGCCGAGGCTCTCCCTGGGCTGACGCTTCTCGCAGAGGCTATGTCGGGCCACGTCATGCGCGCGATCACAGGGCTCGACGAGGAATTCCGCATGTTCCTTGGCAACATGCGCACGCTGCCCGCTGGGCTGGCTCTTGAGGAGATGGCGCGCAAGGAACAGGAGCTGCTGGCGGCCGTTGCTGCCACGAATGCGGAACTCGAGCAGCGCCGCACGGCAGCAGCCAGCCGGCCGGTCATGGACAGCGGCATCATGGGCGGCCGCGCGTGGACCCCTCCGGAGCACGACGATCTGATGCAGGCCGGCGCCGCGGCCAACGACGCCCGCACCGAGCTGGCCGCCCTGCGCAAGGAGATCGAGCGCACCAAGGCCGACATCGCCCGCTCCGAGGCCATACGCAATTTCTACACGGGTGACGGAGACGACCCTGACGGTGACGGCGGCAAAACGGGCAAGGGCGGCACGGCGCCGGCCCGCCGGGAGCAGCTGACGGACGCCGAGCGTGAAGCGACCCGGGTGCGTGAGAGCTTGATGACGGCCACCGACCGCTTCAACGCCGAAGAGGTCCTGTACAACGAGCTGCTGTCGGCCGGCCTCCTGACGACCGACGAGCACGCCAAGGCGATGACCAAGCTGAAGGCGGCCATCGTCGCCGCGTCCCCGGAGCAGCAGCGCCTCAATGAGCTGATGGAGCAGGGCCGGGCCATCACCACCGAGATGCAGAGCCCCCTGCAGCAGTACCAGGCCTCGGTGGCCAGACTCGACGAGATGCTGGCCGCCACGGCGATCTCCATGGAGACCTACGCCAGGGCCCAGGCTCAGTACTGGGACGATTACCAGCAGCAGGTTCGTGAGGCTTCCGGCGCCACCGAAAGCAGCCTGTCGCTCATCGACCAGGTGGGCAGCGAGGCCGCGCGGAGCTTCGGCCAGGCGCTTGGCTCCATGGTATCTGGCGCGAAGTCCGACCTCGAGGGCCTGGCCGCCTACGCGGAACAGGTCGCCGACCGCATTGCTGACGCGATCCTGCAGTACGCCGTGATCGACCCGCTGATTGCGTCGATCAGCGCCGGCGCTTCCGGTTCGACCACACCGGCCGCTGGCAGCCCCGGAGGCCCGCTTGGCCCGCCGTCTCCGAACAAGAGCGCGGCTGTTGGGGTCACGATCAACATCAACGCCATCGATACGGCGGGCGCCGTGAAGGTGATCCGTAACAACGAGGCGACGATCCTGGGTCTGGTGCAGAAGGCCTATAACCGCGCCGGCCGCTCCGGCCCGCTGGGGTAGCAATGGCCACGTTTCCGGCAACGCCGAAGCCCGCGTCGATCGCCATCAAGAGCACGGCTCCGGCTTTCGTGATGGCGGCGCATAGCCGGCACCGGAAGGCTGTCACCCAGAACGCGCAGTTCTTCGAGCTCGAGCTGCAGTACCCGCCGCAGACCAGGCAGGAGTTTTCGCCCATCCACGGCTTCCTGATGAAGCAGAAGGGGCCGGTTGGGCAATTCGACTATGTTCCGCATACGCACGCGGTCCCAATGGGGCTTGGGCTTGACGCGGCTGAGCTTGCGTCCAGCAACCTGGTGAAGTGGTCGGAGCGGCTCGACCTCAGCCCGTGGGCGTACTCCGAGGCCGCCAATACGGCCCTGGGTACTGCAGTGGTGGCGCCTGACGGGAAGACCACCGGGCAGCTGTGGAGCATGACGTCGGCCAGTGTCGAGTCGTGGCCGTACATCAGGCAGGCGTTCACGACGGGCCAGCTGACGGGAACTGTCTCGGCCTCGGTCTACATGAAGGCGCCGAGTTCGGGTGCGGCGACGCGCAGTGGGCTCAGGCTCTACAACGAGACGACAGCAACCTCGCATATCCTCTCCGTCAATTGGGCCGCTGGTGTGCCGACGATGGCCAGCCAGGCGCTGCTGAGTTCCTACGCCATCGAGAGCGTCGGCGGCGGTTGGTACCGCCTCTCGATTGCGATCGACCTGTCGTCGTACTGGGACCCAGCGAGCCACCTGTTCTATCTCCACGTCTTCCCGCGCATCAACCAGCCGGGAGTGACCGCGGGGGTACATGTCTGGGGAGCTCAGACAGCTCTCGGGTCACTGACGGTGCCCGGCTACCTGCGCACCTGGTCGGCGGCCGCCATCCGCGCGGCAGGTCCTCGTGTATCACTGCGCACGAACGCGATCGCATACAGTTCAAACTTCTCTTCGTGGTGGGTGAAGTCGTCCTACGTGGCTCCGGACCTCCCGCTTGCCATCATGAAGTACGGCACGGCGCCCGACGGGAGCTCAGCGCAAAGCTGGGGGACACCGGCCGGAAACCTGACGTACGCGGGCGCGCTCAGATCTCCCTACATCGTGGCCACGGCGACTC